CAGCCTTAAAATCGATTTAAAAGGTAGTACGGAGACCCTATGAGATGTTATTGCTGTAATAATCTACTAACTGATTATGAATCAACGATTAAGTCAGTGAATACTAACGATTTTCTTGACATGTGTTTGAAATGTCTAAAAACAGTAAAAACAGACATACTATATAAAGACAGAATAGATTTACTAAGTAGTGAAGATATAGATGATATAGATTACTACTTAGATGATTTAAGTAACTTAGATGATTATTAAGTTATTATTATATTATTAAACTACATTATAAACTAAATAGAGAGAAAATGAGCAATTTAATAAAACATATTCCATGTCTTAAATGTGGTAGCTCAGACGGCAACGCTATCTACGATGATAATCACCAATATTGTTTTGTTTGTGGTCATCACATTAAAGGCGATGGAACAGAAAGTTATGATTCAACACCGAGAAAGAAAAACATGTTAGATATTAAAGGTCAAGTATTGTCGATTAGCGACAGAGGCATTACCAGAGATACTTGCCAATATTACGGAGTAACTCAAGACGAGACTACGCAGTATTATCCCTACGCAGATGCAGAAGGCATTATCGTAGCTACAAAAAATCGTAATGTAGAGCATAAGTCTTTTGGTATCTCAGGCGAGTGGAAGAACGCTGGATTGTTCGGTCAGCAGTTATTCGCTAAAGGTGGCAAAACAGTCACCATCCACGAAGGTGAGCTAGACGCATTAGCAGGTTTTCAGATGAGTGGTAGCAAGTACGCTAACGTGTCAGTACGCAACGGAGCACAAGCAGCTCTGAAGGACGTTAAAGCAGCTTACGAGTGGTTATCTTCCTTTGACAACATCTATATTTGCTTTGATGCTGACGAGCCAGGGGTCAAGGCGGCTAACGAGGTTGCTGAAATATTAGGCAGTAAGTGTAAAATCGTGAAGCATGTCTCAGGGTTTAAAGATGCTTGTGATTATCTTGCAGTAGGCAAAGGAGCAGAGTATGTCAAACAATGGTGGGCAGCAGAACAGTGGACACCTGATGGAATCATCGCAGGCTCTACGCTATGGGAAGAAGTTAATCGACCTGTGGAGAAATCGTCAGCACTCTACCCATGGGCAGGAGTCAATGACCTTACCTATGGTATCCGTCCAGCAGAACTTATCACAGTCACAGCAGGCTCAGGACTAGGTAAGTCTCAGTTCTTGCGTGAAGTCTTGTGGCACTTAATCAAAACGACAGACTCCAACATCGGCTTAATGTTCATGGAAGAGTCAGTTCGTAAGACTGCTCGTGGCATCATGTCTTTACATCTAAACAAACCCTTACATCTACCTGATACACCTGTATCGCCTGAGGAGTTAAAGAATGCTTTTGATACAACACTTGGCACTGATAGGCTTTTCTTTTGGGATAACTTTGGCAGTACTGATATTGATAACGTGGTCAATCGTATTCGTTATTTCGCAAAAGCAGCAGACTGCAAGTACGTTTTTCTTGACCATATTTCTATGGTTGTTTCTGCTCAGTCTAATGGTGATGAGCGGAAGTCCATTGATGAGTTGATGACTAAGCTACGTATGCTGGTGCAAGAGACTGGCATTAGTTTGATTGCTGTGTCGCACCTCAAGCGTCCTGAATCTAAAGGACATGAAGAGGGTGCTGCAACATCGCTGTCTCAGTTGCGTGGCTCTGGTTCTATTGCTCAGCTTAGCGACATCGTGATTGGCTTAGTACGTAATGCTCAGCACGAAGACCCTATCGAGCGTAACACGACACGAGTCAGTATCTTAAAGAATCGCTTTAGTGGGCTTACCAGTCCCCATTGTGCTTCATTGCTTTATAACAAAGATACTGGTCGTATGTTAGAAATGACGGAGGAACTATGAAACTATATGAATTAAGAAAAGGTGACTGGTTTAAAATTACTGATGAAGAATTAAAAGTACCTCCAGCACATGATGATGTAAACCTTGATGAGAAATATTGGTTTGGACACATTGATGGAATGTATAGCTACTGCAAAAATAAAGATGGACAGTTATGTCACTTTGCAGCATGGACAGAAGTGGAGAAGGTATGAAAGTAAAGCTACACATAACACACTGGCACAGAGGGGGTGTGTTTCATTGGGGCGACTTACGATTTAATAGTGGCGACCCATATACTAGCTACCGAATTGGCCCACTACTAATACAGGTGAGAAAATGAACAATGAACCAGTAGCGTGGATGTCAAATGGACAAGAGTTTTATGTTCAGAAGAATTACTGCCCTGACTTTATTCCACTCTACATTCATCCAGCAAGTTTAGTAGATTGGTCTTATCAACAGGGATATCAAGTAGGGAAAGAAACCCATCCAGCAAAGACACTAACAGATGAGGAAATATCAGATGTTATCAATAATGAGTTTGTACATAAATTCAATGGCTATGAAATTTGTTTTTTATATGCTTTTGCTAGAGCAATACTAAGAAAGGCACAAGAGAAATGATACCTGCAATGCGTAATGAGAACGCTTCTCATGTAGACTTTGGATTTATGCGTGGGATGATTCCGAGCAATCCTTTCTTTATGCCTAGCAACATTGACATGATTGTGGAGCGTAAGGGTAAGTTTATCTTCGGTGAGTGGAAGCGTGAAGGTGAACAGATGAAGCTAGGGCAAAAGATTTTATTGATGTCTTTGGCTAAATACCATACTGTTCTCTTGATTACAGGCTATTCACAAGGAGACGATACAAACATATCTAAAGTGCAAGTTGTTACCTGCAATGGAAAACTAAATTTAATTGGTAACAAAAAAGAAGATTTAATTAGTTATTTACAAGATTGGTACGATTCAGTGGAGAAATGGGTAAAATGAAACGTGATGGCGGTAAAGGAGATAAGCCAAGACCAATCCCTGACAGGAAGAAGTTTGAGGATAACTGGGATGCTATCTTTAAAAAGAAGAAAGTAAAAGTAACAGTTTACGGAGTAGAGATAGAGAAGACTCAAGAAGAATGGGATGCTATCTTTAAAAAGAAACCTGCTGAGAAAGAAAAGAAGTGAGGTTCTTTCAGATTGCCTTTACAATCCTTGGAATTATCTTTACAATAAATATTATACAAAATGCAATACTGTATAATAGTAGACAGCCTGTTTATGCTTGTGAAGAAGTAACTAAAGCAGACCCTATTGATGTACAGAAGATATGTAGTAGAAGATGGAGAAGAAAATGAGAAATGTTATAACAATGTTATTACTATGCTTCGCAGTTACAGCACAAGCACAGACAAGTACCACTGTCCTTATGCCTGATGGTACAATGTTGGTTTGCACGACAATCGGCACAATCGTAACCTGTACAAAGATTTAATGAAGACTTTAGTCCTTGATATTGAAACTAACTTAGCACACGACACAATTTGGTGCTGTGTTACTTTGCATAGAGAAACTCAAGAGATTAAAGTGTGGAAAGACAAGGAAGGTCTAAATGAATACCTTAGAAATGCAGATACCATTGTGGGGCATAATCTTATTGCCTTTGATGCCCCTGTTCTTAATCGTGTTTGGAACACTAAAATCAGGGCTGCCCAGTGTGCTGACACTCTCCTGCTTTCTCGGCTTAGCGATTCTAGTCGTGATGGCGGTCATTCATTAGATGCTTGGGGCAAGACACTAGGCTTTGAGAAGATTGAGTTCTCAGACTACGAAGGTGGCCTGACCGAAGAGATGATTACTTACTGTATTCGTGACGTAGAGTTGACAAGTAAAGTATACGACGTGTTATGGCAAGAGCTAGACAAGAACAAGATTAGCGATGAAGCAATCCAATTAGAATATGATGTTCAAGTAATCTTATCGGAGATGGAACGCAATGGATTCAAGCTCGACATACCTTATGCACAGACGCTGCTCTGTGAGATTAAGACAGAGATGGCGAGTATCGAGGAATCGTTACAGGACATCTTCCCTCCGATTGTTACGGAGCGTGTATCGGAAAAGACTGGCAAAAAACTTAAGGACGACGTGGAGGTCTTTAACGTCGGCAGTAGACAGCAGATTGCGAAGCGTCTTATATCGAAGGGATGGAAGCCTGAAAAGACTACCGAGAAAGGTCAAATTATTGTCGACGAGACAACACTTGAGAACCTTGAGATACCTGAGGCGAAACCTATAGCAAGATATTTAACGTTACAAAAAAGAGCATCACAGTTAGATTCATGGTTAGAAAAACTAGGAGAGGATGGGAGAGTTCATGGTAAAGTTATTGGTTTTGGTGCTGTCACTGGTAGAGCTACTCATTCTAGCCCTAATATGGCACAAGTCCCTGCAACTAGGGCAACACTTGGAAAAGAGTTTAGGTCGTGCTGGACGGTTGAAGATGGAAACGTTTTGGTGGGTGTCGACCTTAGTGGTATTGAACTTCGATGCTTTGCTCATTACTTGGATGATAAGGAATACATAAATGAAACAGTCAACGGTGATGTCCACGCTAGAAATCAGCAGGCATTTGGGGTTGAATCGAGAGACCTTGCGAAGACTGTCTTGTATGCGACTTTGTACGGAGCATCCTCAGCCAAGATTGCTAAAGTTATTGGTTGTAGTCAAAAAGACGGAGCCAAGATTATCAGTAATTTCTGTAAAGCAGTGCCAGCGTACGAAAGGCTTAAAGCCAAGGTTGAACGACTTGCTGAAAAGGGAAGGCTACCTGGGCTTTGTGGCTATCAACTTACGGTTCGGTCAGCCCATTCGTCGCTCAATACACTCCTACAAAGTGCAGGGGCAATCATTGCGAAACAGTGGCTTGTTCAAATCAAAAAGAACCTCCGAGCAGCAAAGATTCCTTACAAATTGGTAGCATGGATTCATGACGAGGTACAGATTGAGACTCCAGCAGAATATGGGGACAGAGTAGGTAAAGTGGTCGTTCACTCTGCTGCAGAAGCAGGCGAGATATTGAAGTTCCGTTGTCCAGTCGGGGCTGAATATGGTGTTGCACAAAACTGGGCAGGCAGCCACTAAATGTGGTATAATGGTAGTTCGCAGTTTAACTAAATTAAGAGGAATCAAAATTATGAGTACAGGTAAATCAGTAGCAGTACAGGCAGACGTGTTTTGGGCTTGCACACAGACTCCGAACCCAACTTCGGACAAAGAGCAATACACCATCAACTTGTCTAACCTTTCAGATAAGGCAGCAGCAGCATTAGAAGAGCTAGGTATCACAGTTCGTACAAACGAAGAGAAGCGTGCAGCAGAAGGCAAATACATTACTTGTAAGAGCAACTACAAGATTGATGCGTTTACTCCTGATGGCGAAGTCATCTCTGCAGATAAGAAGATTGCTAACGGCAGTAAATGTACAGCAATCGTATCTTCTTATGAATGGAACTATCGTGGCAAAAAAGGTGTTAGCCCATCTTTGAAGAAGTTGACAATCACTAATCTGATTGAATACAAAGGTGCTAACGTTGAAGAATTGGACGACGTACTTTAATGGCACATATCCTTATTGATGGCGATATTATCGGCTACCGAATCGGTTTTTCTACTGAAGAGGAGAACGAAAAAATTGTCATCTCTAGGGTTGCAACATTTGTAGAAACTATGCTCTGGGAGGACCTCGAAGCTGAGACCTACCAGGGCTATTTAACTGGCAAAGATAACTTTCGTTATGACATCGCAAGAACTGCTCCTTATAAGGGAAACCGCACAGCTCCTAAGCCTAAGCACCTCCAACTTATTCGAGATTATCTTATCTCGGCTTGGGACTTCAAAGTCTCCGTCGGGCAAGAAGCAGATGATGAGATTGCGATAGAACATACAGCTAGGAATTACGAAAGTATTATTGCTAGTATTGACAAAGATTTTTTACAGCTTCGTGGCAATCATTGGAACTTTGTCAAAAAAGAAATGACGTTTGTAACAGACGAAGAAGCACTTCTTAATTTTTATAGGCAGGTACTAACAGGTGACAGAGTTGATAACATCATTGGTCTCAAAGGCATCGGCCCTGTTAAGGCTGACAAAATCCTCGCCCACTGTGAAAGTGCAGCAGACATGTATTCTGCTTGTGTCGAAGCATACGGTGGCTCAGAAGAACGAGTCATTGAAAACTGCCGACTGCTATGGCTTAGAAGAGAAGCCGACCAGCTCTGGCAACCTCCCACCGAAGGGTTATAAATGATTTTACTACTAAGCAATCACGGTCATCCTGACGAAAGGTTCAACGAATATGTTCAACGAGCTTCTCAATTCTATGCTGAGCAGTTATTCCCTAAACAGCTCCTCAGACATATCGTTGTGTCTGTTAAGTTTAGTAAGCACTTGGATGCTTTTGGATACACTAGCGTCGAGAAAAGAAATAGCAAAGGTGCAGCAAGAGAGTTCTTAATTGAGCTTCATCCCTACATCACAGGTAAAGAGATTTTAAAAACACTTGCACATGAATTTGTTCATGTCAAGCAGTACGCATACGAGGAATTAAATGAAGAGCAGACGCAATGGCAGGGTGAACCCTTCGACAGTGATGCAGTGGACTATTACCAACTGCCTTGGGAAATCGAAGCTCATGGACACGAAATCGGATTATTTACAAATTTCGCTAAGAAGGAATCTCTTTGGAATGTCCTTGAAAATGTCTACAATCCTGACACCCCTGTCGAACCTGTTCCGCTAGGATGGAAAAATGAAAACCAGTTCAGCAAAGCAAAAAGGCCGACTGTTGCAACAGCTAGTGAGGGACACCATCTTAAAGCACTTTCCGAACTTGGGGGAAAGGGATGTGAGGTCAACATCGATGGGGGCAGGCGGAGAAGACGTGCAGCTATCAGAAGCTGGTTTAAAAAGTTTTCCTTATGGAATTGAATGTAAAAATCTGGCAAAGATAGCAGTCTATAAGTTTTACGAGCAAGCAACAACACATGGTAGTGCAGAACCTTTAGTAGTAATCAAACAGAACAGAAGTAAGCCTTTAGCAATAGTAGATTTAGAACACTTTATTGACCTAGTGAGGAAAGCAAATGAAAAACAGATTTGATTTAGAAAATGACATTATGAATGTCTGGGCTGTTAAAGACCATCTCGATAAAGTAATTTGGCGTATGATGGACCATCCTGAAAGAATGAATGAAGACCAAGTATGGAATCATTTAGAAGCAGTCAAGAATAGTTTTGATTTACACTGCGAAGCTTTGATGGATACTTTCTGCCAAGTATTTCAGCTTAATGAATATGCAACAGACGAAATGAAAGAATTACGTCAGCAGATGCTTGATGGTTTAACTAAAAAAGCCGATAAAGAAGATGCTGATAAGTTTTGGAAAGAAAAAGGTTTACCTGAGTTTCCTGTCAAGTCTAAAAAGACAGGTAAAACTAAATGAAAATCCTACTCCTCGACATCGAAACAAGTCCTATGACTGCGTATGTATGGGGTATTTGGGACCAAAACATTTCCCCTAATCATATCATCGATTCATCAGAGATTCTTTGCTGGGCTGCTAAGTGGCTCGGTGAAAAAGAAATCATGTTTGATTCTGTACACAACTCGAAACCTAAGAAGATGCTGAAGGGAATCTATGACCTCCTCAATGATGCAGACGCAGTCATTCATTATAATGGTACTAAGTTTGACATTCCTACTCTTAACAAGGAATTCTTATTACATAGTTTTACTCCACCATCGCCTTATAAACAAATTGATTTACTGCGTGTTGCTCGTAGCCAGTTTCGTTTTCCTAGCAACAAACTGGACTACGTTGCTCAGCGATTAGGATTAGGTAAAAAGACTGCTCATGCTGGTATGGAGCTTTGGACTAAATGTATGGAAGGTGACGATGAGTCTTGGAAAATTATGGAGAAGTACAATAAACAAGACGTTACTTTGCTTGAGAATGTGTATCATCGTATTCTTCCTTGGATTAAACATCATCCTAATTACAATTTATACGCTGATGGTCATGTGTGCCCTACCTGTGCTTCGACTAAGCTACACAAAAGAGGCACAGCAGTCACAACTACTTCAACGTATCAACGTTATCAGTGCAAAGATTGCGGTACGTGGAGTCAAGGCACTAAGTCTCTCAAACAGTCTGTTGAAATAAAAAGGATTGTTTAATGAATGAATGCCTTTATCATAAGAGGATTTATCATACTTTTTGTCAAGACTGCATGCTATTAAAAATGGAAAATAATAAAAGTAAATACGAAACTATCTATGGAACAGGACCTGCTGACTCTTACTATCCTCCAAACTCCTATGCTTCAGTTCCTGAAGGAGTAGAATTTAAAGACATGGTAAATTCTCCAAGTCACTACACTCAAGGTAACATTGAATGTATTGAAGCTATTGCTGAAGTAGTAAAACATCTTGATGGCATGGAAGCAATGTGCACAGGTAATGCAATCAAGTATCTCTGGCGTTGGAAACACAAGAATGGAACTGAAGATTTAAAGAAAGCTGTATGGTACATTCAAAGGATGATTGATGAGTTTGACACTAACTGATATAATATATCGTCTTAAGCAGTTAGATGAGATGGACGTCACAGATATTCTTGGTTTAACTACCGAGGATATCTGTGAAAGATTCTTAGACGTAATAGAAGAAAAAGCAGATGTATTAGAACAACTACTAAAGGACGATGATGAGTGAAAAAAAACCATTACACGATATGGGACCTCCCATAAAAGACGAGATACCTGGCTTGCGAGACTTCTTCGCTACGTCAGTGCTTTCAGGAGCAATCTCAGCAGCAGGTGTGCCTGCCAGCGATGATGATGAATACTGTAATTTTATGGCAGAGTTTTGTTATAAAATGGCAGATGCAATGATGGTAGAAAAGTATAAGAAAAACACAAGACATTAAGGATATAAATGTACAACACCCCTTTTAGCACCGTAGGATATATTACCTATAAAAGAACTTATGCACGTCGTTTAGACGAGGCAGACATCAACAGCAAGACAGAAGAGTTTACTGATACCGTTGAGCGTGTAATCAAAGCAGCAAATGAGCAGTTAGGTTGTAACTTTACAGCAAAAGAGCAAGAGCGTCTTCGTAAGTATTTAATGGAATTAAAAGGCACTGTAGCAGGTCGCTTCTTATGGCAGATGGGTACAGACACTGTAGGCAAATTAGGTCTTGCTTCATTACAGAACTGTGCGTTCACTGTTATCGATGACCCTGTACGTCCTTTCACTTGGGCTATGGACTTATTGATGTTAGGTTCAGGCGTTGGTTATAACATTCAAAGGAAAAACGTTGAGAAACTTCCTGAAGTCAATATTAATTTTACCGCCCCTACTCGTTTGGATACTGCTGATGCAGACTTTATTGTTCCTGATTCGAGGGAAGGCTGGGTCAGTCTCCTTGGCAAAACGCTCAAGGCAGCGTTTCTAAGTGATAAGAATCCTACCTTTACCTATAGCACTGTGCTTGTTCGTGGTCGTGGGGCTGCTATTAAGGGCTTTGGGGGCACTGCATCAGGCCCTGAAGACTTATGTGATGGAATCGCCAAGGTAAGTACCATCCTTGAGAAACGTGCAGGTAAGAAGCTACGTCCTATTGATTGCTTGGACATCATGAATATTATTGGTGCAATCGTCGTAGCAGGTAACGTACGTCGCTCAGCACAGATTGCGATTGGAGATGCAGACGATGTTGAATATCTTTTGGCAAAGCGTTGGGACATGGGCAATATCCCTAGTTGGAGAGCTATGTCTAACAATAGTGTTGTGTGTAATGACATTAAAGATTTGCACGAGTATTTCTGGGATGGCTACGAAGGCAAAGGCGAGCCCTACGGTCTTATTAATCTTAGACTTAGTAGAAAAATTGGTCGCCTTGGTGATACTAACTATCCTGACCCTGACGTTATGGGTTACAATCCTTGTGCTGAACAATCATTGGCTGCTTACGAAACATGTTGTTTAGCTGAAGTTTATTTATCTAACGTAACCTCTAAGGAAGAATTCATTGACATCTGTACTTTACTATATCGTATTAATAAGCATAGCTTGTCTCTGCCTTGTCATCTGCAGGAAACAGCCGATATCGTACACAAGAACATGCGTATGGGTATTGGGGTTACTGGTGTACTACAAGCTTCTGATGAGCAGCGTTCTTGGTTAAACGATGCTTATGTAGAGTTACGTAAGTTTGACAAAGAGTATTCTGCTAAGCATGGTTTCCCTGAGTCCATTAAGTTGACTACAGTTAAACCTTCAGGTACTTTGTCAT